GTCCCGTGTCGATCATCGGCCCGCCATAGAGCGTCGAGACCGGATTCTTCGCCGGATCGTCCCAGTAGCCCAGATGCGCCTGCAGATACCGCCGCTGCATCGCCTCGTCGGCGGCGCCGGTGCTGAACCAGGGCAGCGCGTTCTCGCTCGACTTCGGGTCCACGAACACGTTCGGCTGGTTGGCGCCCTTGTCCACCGCGCCGCAGCCGATCTCCGTGAACCAGACGGGCTTCGACTGCGGAACCCAGGCCGTCGGGGCCGCCGCCCGCACGCCGCCCACCCGGTCATGGTGCGGCCGCGCCCACCAGTTGCGGATGTCCTTGGGCCGGAAGATCCAGTCCTCGCCATGCGCCCCGTCCGTGATCGGCGTGCGCCGCTGCGCGCGCCGATCCTCGTCTCTCGCATAGAACCAGTCGTAGCCCTCGCCGCCCTCGACGTTGCCCTTCAGATAGGCCAGCGAGTGGATCGACCCGGCGCCCGCGTCCGCGTGCCCCTCGCCGTCGCGCCAGTCCGCCAAGGGCAGGTAGTTGTCGATCCCTACGAAATCGATCGCCGGATCGGCCCACAGCGGGTCCAGATGGAACACCGCATCGCCCGTGCCGTCGCCCGGCTGGTGCCCGAAATACTCCGACCAGTCCGCGGCATAGCCGATCTTCGCGCCGGGCAGGATCGCCCGCACCTCGGCCGCCAGCCGCCGGAACGCCGCGACCGCCGGATAGACGCCCCCGCCCGCGCGGATCGTCGTCACCCCCCGCATCTCGCTGCCGATGCAGAAGGCGTCCACGCCGCCGGCCGCCGCGCACAGATGCGCGTAGTGCAGGATGAACCGCCGGAAGCCCCATTCGTCCGGCCCCGCGTAGCGCACGGCCTCGCCCGCGACCGCGAAATCCTCGGCGCGGCAATCCCCGAAGAACGCCGCGACCTGCGCCGCCGCCTGCGCCGTGCGGTCCACGCTCCCCGGCCGCCCCGGCGCCGCGTCCAGCGTGATCCGCCCCCGCCACGGATAGGCCGCCTGCTCGGCCCCGCCGTAGGGGTCGGGCTTGCCGTTGCCCGGCGCGATGTCCATCAGGACGAACGGATAGAACATCACGTCCATGCCCCGCCCGCGCATCTCGCGGATGGCCGCGATCACGCTGGCGTCGCTCGGCGTGCCGCCATAGACCGGCCGGCCGTCGCGCCGGCCCACCAGCGCCGCGCCCTCGCGGCCCACGCCGCCCGCCGACCAGACCAGCGGCTCGGTGATCTTGTCGCGCTCCTCGGCCGCCGGCCGGACGCGGCAGACGCCACACCGCAGATCGTCCCCGAACCACGACACGACCAGCGAGGCCGCCCGCGCCCGCGGCGCCTCCTCCTCCAGCTGGTCCAGCGCGACCAGAGCGTCGGCGCGCCCCTCGGCGTTGTTCAGGTTCTCGGCCACGCTGCGCCCCGGCCCCAGCCGCCGCCGCACGGCCCGCGTCTCCAGCGCGAACTCGCCCGAGCCGGGCGACAGCGCCACCGCCCGCACCAGCTCGCTCAGCGGCGGCGCGATCTCCTCCGACAGCGCCGGATCGGCCCTTGGCTGGCGGAACACCTCCACGCTGATCTGCGGAACCCGGTCGCCATAGGGCCCCAGCGGCAGATCCTCGAACGCCACATAGGCCAGACCGCGATAGGCCGGCGCGTTCCCCGCGCCCTCCACCGCCTCGATCAGCGGATCGGGCGCCTGCTCCTCGGTCCCGCGGTGCAGCCGGATCGCGACCTGCGCGCGATCGACCAGCTTCCCGTCGGCCCAGACCCGCCCGATGCGCTCGACCGGCCCCTCGCACAGCCCCACCGCGAAGCTCAGGGAATAGGCGTAGCTGCGAACCCTCGGCCGCCCCTTGCCCCCGCCCGAGGCGCTCGCCGTCTCGCGGAACCGCGCCGCCCAGATCACCTGCCCCGCCACGCGCATCCGGCCATGGATCCGCGCGACAGGCGCCCCCTCGCGCGAGCCCATGACCCGCACGCCCTCCAGCCGCGGCCCTTCCACCGCCGCCGACCCGCCCAGCAGCCGCTGGTCGACGATCCCGCCGACCAGCCCGCCCAGCGCCCGGCCCGCGATCGCGCCCGCCGCGCCCAGCGCGCCCGCGGCCTGCCCGCCGAGCGCCGCGCCCGCCGCCGCCAGAACCAGCGTCGCCATGCCCTACTCCCCTTCCGGCAGCCGGAACGCCGCCGCCATGCGCCGCCGCCAGCCTTCCGCGAACGGCGATTCCACCACCCCGCGCCCACTCCAGGCGTGGACCAGCGTCGGCCCCGCCGCGGCGCCGTCGGCGAGGATCCCCAGATGCTTCGCCGGCCCCCCCGGCGTCAGGCGCAGCAGCGCCACGTCGCCGGGGGCGGCCTCGTCGGGCGCGAGGCGGACCAGCCGCCGCGACAGCCCGTCCATCAGGCGGCCCGCGTCGCCCGTCTCGGCCCAGCTCTCGGCGTAGGGGCCGACCGTCTCCGGCTCCGGCCCCACCACCTCGCGCCACACGCCCCGCAGCAGGCCCAGACAGTCGCAACCCGCGCCCTGCAGGCTGGCGCCGTGGCGGAACGGCGTGCCGATCCAGCCGCGCGCGGCCTCCACCGCCCGCGCGCCCCTATCCACGCCGGCCGCCGTCGGCCGCCGCGCCCGCAACCGGGCCGGCCGTGATCCAGTCCTCGCCCGGCATGTGCGGGAAACCGCGGAAGTTCAGCGCGTTGCCGAACTTGCCGCGACAGGTCTCCAGCCGCTTGTCGCACCCCGCGATCACCGTGAACGCGTCGCCCGCGGCCACCGCCGCCGGGGGCGGCGCCCAGAGCGTCAGCGCCCGGCCGTCCGGCCCCGTCGCATCCGCCCGCACCGCCCCCGCCGTTCCCGCGTTGGCGCCGGCCGTCCACCGCAGCGCCCCCCGCGCGAACCACCCGGCGGGAAAGCCTTCCAGCCCTGCGGCCAGCAGCGCCCCCGCCTCGTCCGTCCCGATGACGACCCCTTCCGCGCTCCACGCCGCCGCCTCGGCTCCGCAGCGCGCGTCGCCGAACACCGCGTCGCAGACCGGCAGATAGGCCCGGCCCTGCGGCCGGTTCAGCGCAGCGCCCGGCCCCAGCGCCTCGACGCGATACCAGCCGTCGCCGCGCGTGATCTCGCCGACCGTCCCGGCGAAGGTCAGCAGCCGCTGTTCCGGCGCCGCCCAGTTCACCCGCCAGCGGCGCACCCGCGCGCCGTCGTAGCGGCCCAGCGCGATGTCCTCCGCCGTCACCGCGTCCGACAGCAGCGCGCCCATCACCTCGACCGTGTCGGCGGCCATGCCCGTCGCGGCCTCGACCGCGCTGGCCGTCACCGCCGCCTCGGGGCGGAACGTGATCCCGTCGAAGGCGATGGGCGCGTCATGCTCGGTGAAGCCCAGCGCCACGCCGTCCGCCCGGTCGATCCGCCAGCAGTCGCACAGCGTCGTCGCGCCGCTCTCCAGATGCGCCCGCAGGCCCGCGTCCAGCGCCCTCACAGCCGGATCTCCACGATCGGGATCGACGGGATCGACCCCGCCTCGAACGCCGCCAGGTTCACCTCGATCCGGTCTGCGTCGAAGCGCACCGGAACGTCGAACAGGAACCCCGCCGTCACCACGGCGCCGGGCGCGGGCGGCGCCGGCAGGATCACCGCGCCGGTGGTGTCGTCCACCGCTGCGGGGGTCTCGATCCCGTCCACCGCCACCCGCACGCTGCCCGCCACCGGCTTCGCGATCGGCCGGGCATAGACCGCCGGCCCGCTGGCGTAGGTGCGGACCAGCCGGAACGTCGCCGTCTCGCCGTCGCCCGTCCCGATCCGGCAGTCCGTCGCCGCCGGCGCGGCCGAGGGCGCGCAGGACTTCCAGTCCGCCCAGTCGCGCCAGCGAAAACCGTAGAGCCGCCCCATCCGCGCCTCGAAGAAGCTCAGCACCGCATGCACGTCGTCCAGGCTCCGCAGCCCCAGCCCCGCGTCGTAGCGCCGGCGCGCGTGCGCCCAGGGGGCGTTGCGCTCCTCGTGGCCGCTCGCCAGCGTCACGATCTCGGTGCGCCGCTCCGGCCCCCCGGTCGCGCCGAAGGACAGCGCGGCCGGAAACCGCACTTCGTGAAAGCTCATCGCCCGCTCCTGTCAGAGGTTTCGGCGCCCGCGCTCGACCATGCGCGCCAGTTCCGCCGCGATCTGCGGCCCCGACCGGCGGAAGCCGTCCGCGTCCGGCGTGCTCACGTTCATGGTGATGTTCACCGTCCCGCCGCCGCCCGCGCCGCGCACGCCCAGCCGCCCGTCGGCGCCCCGCGCCAGCGGGATGATCGCCTCCGGCCCCGCCTCGCCCATCAGCCCCGTCGCGCCGCCCGCCATCGGGAAGTATGTCGGTCCGCCGACGATCCCGCCCTTGGCGAAGGCCCGCACCGCGCCGCCGTCGAAGGCCGCGCCCTTCGCGAAGCCCAGCGCGCCGACCGCCCGGCCCACCAGCGCGCCGATCCCGTCCGTGATCGCGCCCTGCGCGGGGGCGACGGCGGCGCGCAGCGCGTCGCGCGCGACGCCCCGGCCCACGCCCTGCAGCGCCTCGCCCAGGGATCGCGCGCCGAACACCGCGTCCTCCAGCGCCCGGCGCAGCCCCACGCCCACGGCCGACGACAGCGCCCGCGCCGAGCGCTCGGCCGCCTCCAGCCCCTCCGCCGACCGCGCCAGCGCCTCATCCAGATCGACGCTCATGGCCGCCGCCCCTTGGGCTTGTCGGGATAGGCCGCCATCAGCTCCAGCAGCCGCCCCCGGCCCATGCCCCCGGCCTGCCGGCCCTCGGCGCCTTCCACCGCGGCGGCGAACTCGCGCGGGGTCATGTTCCAGAAGGTCTCGGGCGCCATGCGCATCCGCCCCAGCCCCGTGCGCATCATCGCGCCCCAGTCGGTCTTGCGGCTCATGACGGCGCCCCCGGCGTCGCGACCCCCGTGAAGGCGGCCGTCAGCAGCCGCAGCGCCGCCGCCGCCGCGCCCGCCGCGCCCTCGGCGAAGGCCAGCTCCCCCGCCTGCGCCGCCAGATCGTCATGCCCCGCGCCGCGCAGGCCGGCCGCCAGCACCGCGACCACGTCGCGCGCCCGCAGCCGTCCCGCCTCGATGCGGTCGGCCATGTCCGCCAGCCCCTCGGCGCCCATGGCTTCCTCCAGCTCGGCCAGCGCGCCCAGCGTCAGGCGCAGTGTGACCGGGCGACCGTCGATCACGGCCGCGATCTCGCCCCTCTGCGGATTGGCCATGTCAGATCGCCTCGAACCCCAGCGCGCCCGCGGATTCCAGCGTCGCCTCGAACGTGGCCTCGCCGTCGTGGTTCCCGGCGTATTCCAGCGCCGTCACCAGGAACGGCCCGCTGATGCGGCCGAAGTCGGGGATCACCAGCTCGACCCGCGCCGCGCGTCCGTCGAAGAAGGCCGCGCGCAACGCCGCGTCGCTGGCGGCGTCCTTGAACACGCCCTGCCCGCTGACGCTGGCGCGCTGCACGCCCGCGCCCGCCAGCAGCTCGCGCCAGCGCTCGGCGCTCTCGGCGGTGGTCACGTCGACGGTCGCCGCGTTCAGGGCGATGCGCGTCGCGCGCAGCCCCGCCACGGTCTCGAAGTCGCCCGCGCCCCCGGCGTCGAGCTTGATCAGCAGGTCCTTGCCGCGCTGCGCGCCCATGGTTCTCTCCTTGGATCA